TCCGTAACGCCTCTGCCACGCGCGTAACGTGACAGGGATTAAGGGTAAACTAACTGATTTTGCAAGTTTTTATTTTACCCAACTTTCTTATGGGGCATACATGGGACACTTTCAGATAGTCTTTTGTTAAGGAGTTCTATCTGTTCGTGATTGTTGTCTTTCATCCATGCTCCGTAAACATTGAATACCATTTGTGCGTTTGTGTGGCCCATCTGGCTTGCGATAAAACTAGGATTAGCTCCTGCGGCAAGTGACCAGCATGCATAAGTATGCCTGGATTGGTACGATTTTCTGTGTCTCAGACCTGCGCGTTTTAAGATACTTGTCCATGACTCCCTGATGGAGTCAACCTTGTAGTGAGGTCCGGACAACTGCTGCTGTTTTGTTACCTGAGGACTAAAAACAAAAGTGCATTTATGCACAGCAGTTCTCCCATATTCCCTCTGCTTCACCTCTACAGAATGTTGCTTTCCAAGCATGGTCATTTCCGCCTGGCTTTTAAGAGCATCAATAGCTGGTTGAACCAGATGAATTGTCCTTCCGGTGCCTGCATCGGTTTTTGGTGGAGTGAATTCGCCAAGTTTTGTATAATTTCTACGGATGGTTATAGTCCTTGCTTTAAGGTCTATATCTTCCCATGCCAGCGATACCAACTCCCCGTGACGAATACCCGTGTATACAGCGAGAATCCACAGGTTTTTTGTTTGTTGATGACGGCAAGCCTCAATAAAACGAATAAATTCGTCACGGGTGAGAGGATCTGGTTTTACCTTGGACTTTTTTAAGGGAGCCAGACCGTTAAATGGGTTTCCTGAGGTATAACCATTATCTGTTGCAAATTGAAACATTCCAGCTATGGTTGTCATATAGTAGTTTACCGTGACCACTGAGCGCCCTTTTATGGAAGAAGTCTTTCCATTAGAAAGCTTTTGGTAACCGGTCAACAAATCTCTCCTTACGAAAAGTAAATCCTCTTTTGTTATGGATGAAACCAGTTTTTTTTCACCTAACATTGGTAACATGTTTTTAATTACTGACTGGTAACGGTTAAGTGCATTCGCACAAATCTCAATTTTCTTAAGGTCCAACCATTTTTCCGAAAGTGCCTTAACGGTTATCTCTCTTTTTCCCAGACCAAAGTGTTTCAGGTTAGGGGAATTAGGGAACTGCGCGGCGTAGTCGAAACTCCCCATTCTGATTGCAAAACAAACGGAAGTGCGAAGTTCACCAGCGATCTTCCGGTTTTTGGCTGTGTCAGGAACACCGAGGTTTTCTCTGACACGTTTGCCATTATAGTGAAACCATATACGGAGTGATCCTCCATGGTTTTCAACGCCTGTCGGGTATGATGCGTTACTCATTAAACCTCCCAGACGTCCAGGAGCATTAACAGGTTAACCGGAACTTGCATTTTTGGCACCTGGTTGTTTCTGGTTTTCGATCCATCGCATAATTTCTTCGATGTTGTACAGGCATTCACTGTAGTGCCCCGGATCACCTTCTACAGCGTAATGGCGGTATTCTTTTCCCTGCATCCATGACTTTCTTCTTGCCCGCTCAATGGTGCCAGGCTTTAGCCCTGTTGATGCAATAAGGACTCTCTCCGTACACCATTTGCTGGGGGTTATCTGATAGATGATTGTCTGCATGCCAACCTCATAAAACTTTCATCCACGGCAGTGGCACCACACTTCAAACATTCGCTTCACAACTTCACGACAGTAGAAACCGTCAACATCTCGCGTCAGATCATAGCGATTGCCGTAACGCTGGTGGACCCATCGTTCAAATGCTTTATTCATTGTTTACTTCCTTTTCATGGCTCGTAATTTTTTCAGGTGCTTTTCCTGCTCAGTGTCCGCGAGAATTTTGCGGTACTCCTGGTGGTCAATATGTTCGAACAGGCAGTTTAACTCACCAATGCGTACCCGCCCGGATCGTCCGTCCATCCGTCGAAAGAACACTGAGTGCTCAGTGATGCGAGTAATCACCACGGGGTATCCAGCTCTGTCCGTGTATATCTGACCGCGTTGAATCAAAGCGAACATGTGGTTATCCCCATCGACAAATCGAGAACACAACAAACGCTGCTGCGAAGACCACCCCCAGAGTTACGATTGCATCAGGCCAGCTCATTGATTCACCTCCTGCCTGTCGTCCGGCATTCGCTCACTACAGCTTATCCAACCATCCGGAGTTACCGGAACTTGTGGAATGGCTGTCTGCTCTCGAACGTCATTAGGCGCTATAGGTTCTGCTGCCAACTGACTGGCATATTTGTTAATGGTAACGATAAGCTCTTGCTCAGCCTCATCCAGACAATCACCGATACCTCGCCTGTCACCGTCAAAATCATCGAAATCGGCACGAATCCTGGCAACCTTCAGGATTGCGGACAACACCTCACTAGGAATTGCCGGATAGTTGGTTGACGTTTCCGCGATTTCCCGAAAATTATTGGTTGACGAATTCTTGTTTTCCCGAAAGTTTCCGGACTGAAGCATGGCGGCGCGGCAGGCGTTCCATATTTCGGCAGCAATATCGCGCTCGCTATCGGTTAATTTGTACGTTGAAACATAGCCAGAGAGCATTTCTACGTTTTCCGGAGTTGCTTCTTCAGGCACTACCGGTGCTGGAGGGGCGGCGTAAATGCCCTCTATCACTAAATGTTTGCGCTCAAAATCATCTGGCTCTCGATGATATACGTAACTCCAATCACCAAGGTTATCATTGCGCCTGCAACGGAAACCTATCGGCTCTGCTTCCAGCGATGCCAGAGCAATTCGTGCCAGTTCTTCCGCTTCTTCTGCTGGCAGTACAACGTTGCTACCAGATCCGTATGTTTCGCGCCACTGCCTGATTGTCAGCAGTCGCTCTTTGGTAATAGTGGTCATGTGTTAGTCCTTATCCTGCTGTACTTTCAACTGATGAGGGGAATAAAATCTTTTCATCAAATCCGGCATTCATATCATGAACAGCAACACACCAATCCATTGACGAACGATTATCAAGAGCCTCCATGATTTCATCCATGCGGCGCAGGTCATACAGGTAAATGCTTTTATCGCCAATGGTGTAAAAACCAATTTTTTTCGGTGATGGGCAGCGATCAAGAACGTCCTGTAATTCGCTCAACCATGCTTGTTCTTTTTTTGTCAAAGTTGCCATATCACTCTCCTTTGATGCGAATGTCAGCGACGCGTAATGCGTGTTCTAGGTCAATCAGGTAAAGCCAACTGCCATTTTCTTTAGGTATCATGACTTGTCGCTCATCTGCATTTATCGGGTGTCCATATCGAAGGTCGTAGCGAGTCGGTAATTGAACTTCCCGCGCTTCCAGTTCAGCAATACGCTTGCACCCATCAGAGATAACTCCCTCGTAATACTCGCGCTGCTCGTTGAGTTTTGATTTTGCTGCTTCAAGCTCAACGCGCAGCTTCCCAACCGTAAGCGCAATATCCTCGTTCTCCTGGTCGCGGCGTTTGATGTATTGCTGGTTTCTTTCCCGTTCATCCAGTAGTGCCAGCACGGTTTCTGGTCCGGTCAGAAATTTGAAGGCATTGAGCGCATCAATATCCACACCGTAATCTTTAAGTTCCTGTTCACTTAACAAATCATCATCAGCTGGCAACATTAACAGGCGTTCCATTGCTGGAATTGCACGTTCTGCCGCCTCACGCAGTACCTGATAGTTAATGTTGCTCACTGGTTGCCTCCTTTACGGATCTGCGCTGCGATGCACGAAAAAAAAGACTTTCGCGTATGACTGTTAAGAGCTGGCGCGAACGCCGCGTTAAGAACGGCAGTATCACAGCCGTCATCGATATAGAGCGCAATTTTTTTCTCCAGGCGTGCTTTGGCTTCCTGCAACTGCATACCCCGGCACGCACGCGGGATATACTCAGCAATTTGAGCGATAGATTTTTCGTTCTGTTTAAACATGCTTCACCTCGATAGGCTTGATGGTATCGATCAGCAGTCGGCGGCGAGTATTTTCTGCAAAGTGGCGGCGTCCGGTTTCTTTGTGGTAAAACTCGTTTTTTCCGACGACCCACATCCGCTTTGTCTGGTGCAGTTTTTTTACCTGCGGACCGTCTCGGGTGATAACAATTCCTGTATGAGTTTTTATCACGCTCATTTTTTATTCTTCGGTGCTTTCGGCATTACTGCCCAGTGAGTGATATTGACGTTTTCAAGGTCCCCGACCTGAAATGTCCACAGCCATTCTCCGGTTTCTTTTTGTCCCCAGGTGTACCAGAGAGAACGCCAGCCAATTAGCCAGCCTTCTCCGTTAGCATCAAATAACAGAACACTTTCATTTGCTGGCGGCAGTTCAGCTGACACTGGTATTATTTTGTTTTCCAGTGCCGCACATTTAGCTTCAAGCGCATCGAATTTACGTACCAGGTACTCAGCATTTGTTTCATTCACTTTCAGATCTCGTGGTACACATTTCCCGCGAAGAAACCCTTCCATTTCGAAAACATTCATGCGCATTTGCGTAACTCCGATAACTCGTTAAAACGTTCCATAAACATCCCGTAGGCATGGCTCGGAGCCAGTGGAATAACTTTGAACATTTCTGTTGCCGGGATACCTTCCAGTACTGGCCAGAAAGAGCCATCATCAAGCCCGAGATCGCGGCGTTCGGTTGCCAGCATGATGAGATCGGCATATTTCACAGGCGTGCTCATAACCGGGGGTAACCCGTATTTCTCACGGATTACGGCGTCTATTTTTTCTTCCATCCGTTTATAGTCAGGAAGAAGGCGTTTCAGTGGAGCGGGAATATCCTGGCAATACGCTTCTGTTGCATCATGCATTAACGCTTCAAAAGCAAATTCCTGCGGCACCAGCTGGCTGCAAAGCACCGCATGCTGGGCGACACTGTAGAAGTGTGAAAGATGTCCTGCAAAGCGACAGATATTTGAAAGGGAAACCGCGATATCGTTAATCACGATGTCGTCTTTATTTATCTTGTCATAATAAAAATGCTTCCCGGAAAAAGTTTTAATAAATGACATTTCGTTCTCCACTTTATATGCGCTGCACCGCGCTGAATTCGGGTAAAAGGAATCCCGCACCATCCGGCGATTATTGAGTTAATTACGTTTCCATAAATGCCCCCGCAGGGGCATTTGCAGTAATGAAATCAGGCGGTGAAAGTACCAATAAAGGTTTCTACTTTGCTGTCTTTGAATTTTTCAACAAGCAGATCACGAAATTCGTTAGCCATTTCTTCCTGCACTGCTTCCAGCTGAATAATGCGCAGAACCAGTACAGGGCGATCACCAGTGATAATGCTGAGGCGTAATTTAAACGGACGTTCTTTCAGGCCTTCAAACGGAACGCATTTAAACTCAAATGCTACTGGCATAATGTCTTTGGTTTTCGCTTCGACAGACTCCATCAAAGAGCGTTTGCCGCTGAAGTCATTATCTTCAAAATCAGCGGTCTGGTTTGCTTCAATCGTGATTTTACGGACTGCCGCAGCCGCTTTTGTTGCCTTAATAGCGTCACCATTAGCATCAAAGCCCACAAGATAGTCGGCCCAGTCTTCAATCCATTCTGCCAGTGACTTCTGGGAGTTACGCTCGCCATTAACAGACAGCAGGGCAGAGAACGGTGCTGTCTTTTTCAGTTTGAGAGTGGCGGTGTTATCTGCGTGACCTGGTTCATCAATAGTACCCAGGTTAAGCACACTGATGGCTCGCATATTATCGGCATCGATAAAGCAGCGGGTGCCTTCATCTGCAAGATCTTTAGAATAACGGGTAAA